AATAAATGATTGAAAGTCTTTTAGATACCACTCTCTAAATGTTTCATATGGATTATCATCTTTACTTTCACCTAATTCAAGGTGAGCAATGTGGTCTAGTCTATAACTCTCACGACTAGTATAAGTAAACTTTCTATACAAATCATAATAATCTAAATGTGATACACCGAGTATATCATAAACCTGTTGTTTTCTACCCATCTTATAAACTTGTCTATCTGATACATTACCCCAAGGCGAAAGTCTATTGATTTCTTTTGCATCATATAAATTTTTAATACGATTACAAATATATGGTATATCAAAAAACTCTGTGTTCCAACCTGTAACAACATCTGGTTGATTCTTTTCCCAGAAAGTTAGAAACTCTTGAATTAACATTTTTTCTGAATCACACTTTACATAAGTTACATCATCTCTTGTATTATTATAATCACCTATACCCCAAACTAATATTTGTTTGTTTTGATGATTCTTAATTGTAATTGATAATAATGGTTCTATTGCTTCTTCTGGATTTGGAAATCCATTTTCACACGCAACTTCTATATCAATTGTTACTACAAGAATTTTATCTATATCCCACTTTACATAAGTAGGATATTCATCTGCAATATAATTATACTGAAATAAAGTATTACCAAAAATTAAATGTGGTTGGTCTTCATAAGACTTTAACCACTCTTTTGCTTCTTTAATTGTTTCGTGTTTTACAGGTGTAACAAATTGTCCATCAAGGGTCTTATGTTTGGTTTCTTTAATTACCTTACAGAATAGAGTAGGGGAATATTTAACCTTTCGATTAAGTCTTTCACCATTCGCATATTCCCTGACAAGTAAAGTATTACCCCAAGGCGTTACATTCGTATAAAATTGCATGATATAATTATACTCGCTTTAAACAAGTTTTGTCAATGTTTTTATGTTAATAAATCTGGTTGATTACCATAGTGTTTATTCAATGTGTTTAACTTATCTTCGGCATCGGCAAGTTTAACCATCTCTGTATCAACTGCTTGAACTAGGTCTGGGTGTTCACCAATACCAGCAGGATTTTTATTATAAACATCTATGTTAGCTTTGGCAGCAGCAATCTCTGCCTCATATTTTTTTCTTAGTGCATCAATTATCATTATCTATTCTCCAATTGTTTCTATCTTTAAAATGTTCTAGTATTTCTTTTACTAATCCTTTTTTAAGTTTTTCAATACCACCAAAACCTGGCATACTATTTACTTCTAGTATATAAGGTTGTTCTTTTTCTCTGTTTTTTGCTGGTATAAAATCTACACCAACTAGTCTACCATCAACAATTTCTGCTGCTTTCAATGCATCTCTTTCTTCTATTTCAGTTAATTTGATATCAGACGCTTCTGCACCTAAAGATATATTACTTCTAAAATCACCATCTGTAATTACTTCTCTTTTCATTGTTCCTAAAACTCTACCATCTAAAACTACAACACGAACATCATAATCTATTTCTATGAATTCTTGTATAATTAAAGGTAAATATTTACTATGTAATGATAACATTTCTACAGCGGCATTAAGTGAACGAAGACTTTCTATTATAACAACACCAACACCTGTTTGGGTGCCTGTAGAAGCTTTTAATATTATTGGAAACTTAGTGTTTAATTCTTTAACTGCTCTATCAGTATCTTCTGAATATGCGATTGGAACTGTTTTAGGTGTTCTAAGTCCTGCCTCTTTACAAAGAATGTCTGTTAAATATTTACTAGTACAAATATCCCAACACTTTGTGCTAGGTATCATTTGATAACCCTCTAACTCTAATTTTTTTATTGTATCTGTCCAATATCTACTATTAGTAAGACCTGGCGTTCCTAGTCCTCTTGGCATAATAAGAGTATTATCTAGGTTTATTTCTATTGGTGGTTGATAATCATCACTAATTTTTTTACTTTTATCTTTTCTATTTGGAAATATAACTTGACTTTCATCATCAAATGGGAATGAATTAATATATTGTTTTCCATTTTTTTTAGAAACATTAAAACCAACAAAATCTACATTAAACATTTTTATACCAGCAGCTTTAGCAGATTTTTCTAAAATCTTATTCATTTCATTTAATGAAGTATCTTTAACATCTCTGACAGATTCACCAGAATGATTAAAAACAATTAGTTTATAAGGTTTCTCATCTGATTGTTCAGATAGAAATTTTTTGAAGTCATCCATTATATATTTACTCTGGTTGCCATTTACCCATTGCTTCTTGTTTACCTTTATAATCTGCAAGTGCAGCTTTGATTGCATCTTCTGCTAGTACTGAACAATGAATTTTTACAGGTGGTAATGCAAGTTCATTTGCAATATCACTATTTTTAATTTTTTCTACTTCGTCTAAACTTTGACCTCGCACCCATTCGGTCAATAAACTTGATGATGCGATTGCAGAACCACAACCATAAGTTTTAAATTTTGCATCTGTTATAATACCATTATCATCAACTTGAATTTGAAGTTTCATCACATCACCACACGCAGGCGCTCCCACCATACCTGTACCAACATTTGGGTCTTCTTTATCAAGAGTTCCTACATTTCTAGGATTCTCGTAATGGTCTAAAACTTTATTTGAATATGCCACTATTCTACCTCTTTCTTTTTACCTATGTTATATTTAGTTTCCAACACCCATTCATCTTTCTCTTTAAATGAAATAATTTTAATTTGACTTAATGGTGCAATAGGTTCTGGTGTTGCTTTCATTTCTACTAATCCCCAATCACTTAGAAGTTTAACTATTGTATTTCTTCTTGCAATATCATTCTCTGATAAGTTAGTATCCTTACCATCAAGTGCGAACAATTCTTTGAAGTGAACAATATAATACTTACCTTGTTTATGAAGTATATGGCAAGATTGATATAACTTTCTTTCTTTTCGTGAAGCAACTCCGATACGAGATAATGTTTCTCTAATCTTTAAGAAGTCGTCTGGTTCTTTTAGTAGAACCTCAAACATATGCTCCTGTTTCCAATTTACATTATTTTCCATGTTTACCACCTTTATTTGAACTATTCCTTATAGTTTTTATTTGTTCATCATTTAGTATATTAAGAGCAGATTTAGCTTTCTCATTACCATATCCATAATACTCTTTTACACATTCTAAATCCTTTTCCTTCTTTGCTTTGAGCCAAGGCGTATATCTTGACCTTGTTCTTAGAGTATTTAGTAAAAAATCAAACTGTAATTTCTTATCTATCTGGTGATTCATATTCATCTCATTGACTAGGAATATAGTATCTTGAAAGGGTGCTAAACACTTGTTTACAATATATGCTGGATATTTCTTTTCCCATTGTTCATCTTCACTATCCATAAGTTTTTCTTTGGAAGTATTAATTGCTTTAAGATATTCCTTTAACTCATACATTATCTAACCTCACATGTGGTATACTTTCTTCATAATTAGTTTCATTATACAGATTTACACTATCTCCAGCAATCTGTATTCCATTGACTTTATCAAATGCTTTATATGACATATTAAATGCAATACTTCTTCTTTCACCAAAACCTTGAAATGGATATACTTGATGATACAAAGAATTTGGAAAAAGTAATAAAGTTCCAACCTTTGGATTTACTACAAAAGAACCTGTAGTAAAAATACTATCAGTATTACAAAAAGTAAATTCTATCTTACCATCTAAATTACTTTTACCAACTATATTTCTAGGTGTCATAGATGGTATCTTTAAATACAACACAGCACTTATTTGACAATTAGAATGATTATGTTGTGGATTATATTCGTTTTCATATTGTGATACTGACCAAATAGATTTCATTTGAGTTGTAATTTTTACAGCATCATATAAATCTTTTTTACCAGCATTTAAATAAGCTTGTCCTACATAACTTTTACCTACTGTATGAAGAACATTCATAACATTTTTTTGTTCCAACATAGAATGTGGTATTTCACTTTCAGATTTAATCTGACCAGCAAGTCTAGAACCCATATCTTTTCTATCTTTAATCACATCAACTATTTCATTGCATGATTTGATAACAGTTTCTGGTAACTCTGCCATCATCACTAAAGGACCAAATGGTTTTACTAATTGTACATTACTTATTTCCATTTGACTTCGACCATAATCTCTGTCAAACAAGCAAGTAGATTTATTTCTTGGTCTGCAACAAATGCTGACTGATACTGATACTTTGCGAGTATAAGAACTGCATGAGGTATTGTACTACCATCCACATGATTGTAAAGATTATCATAAATCCTACGAAAAATGCGTACAGGGTCATTGTCAAGATTATGCACAATCCACTTTCGCACATTTGTGAATTCTTTCTCTTTGAGTGCAACCATAAGTTCATTGATATTTACCTCACTAACATTTACAAGAATACCAGCATCTATTTCACCAGATGTAGAATATCTTTGTAATTCATTTAAAGTTCTTCGCCAGTCTGGAAAGTATTTAGTCAATACTTCCATTACAACTCTAGGTTCGTATTTTATATTTTCTTGTTCTAGAATATTCTTAACACGACTAAAAAAGTCTTTGGCAAGTTTTGGTTTATCGTCTTTTGCAATAATAAAATCAATCACACTACACCTTGAATGTAGAGGTTCTATTAATCTATTCTTATAATTACAGGTGAGAATGAATCCACAGTTCTTATGGAATTCTTCCATAAACCCACGAAGAGCAGGTTGAGTAGATTGAGGATTTAAATAATCTGCTTCATCAAGTATCACATACTTACGACCACCCTCAAGTGATACTGTTGAAGCAAAGTTTTTAATTTTATTTCTGAGAACATCAATACCAGATTCTTCTGAACCATTTATCAGTAATGATGTTGCACCAATTTCATCAAGCATTGCTTTGGCAACAGTAGTCTTACCGACACCAGGCCCACCTGATAAAATTAAGTTTGGAACATGTTTGTCTTCTACAAAGTCTTTAAAAGTTTTCTTTAAGTTCTCTGGTAAAATACAATCGTTGATAGTGATTGGGCGATGTTTCTCCACCCATAAAAAAGTTTCCATAATATAAAGTCCAATTTGTTATTCATAACTTGATTCTGGTTCAAGTGCAACCCAATACTCAACATCTTTGTTTGTAGATTTTAGATGACTAATATTCTTTGATGATATTTCTACATCATAGTTGCCTTCCATTACTTTTAGATTTTCTACTTTATAGTAAAATTTAAAGTTACTACCTTCTGTTGTTGTATCAACATCTACAGAGAATGTATTTGCAGTATCATTCTTTTTATCTTTAACTGTTAAGAATACATCAGCATCTTTTTTCTCTAAGACTAAATCTGGTGCTTGGATTACACCAGCAGCTCTTTTCAGTTTGTTTAAGTTCTCACCATTTAATGTAAACGATACTTCTTTACTTGGCATAGTAATCGTTTTATTTGGTGAAGTAACAACTGATGGGTCTGAATAAAAATATTTCAAAGAATTCTTTGGACTATTTTCTTCTTTAATAGTTACAAACCCTTCTTTAAAATCTAAAATAGGACTTGTAAATAAAGATATAGAAGCAAGAAATTCATTTAGGTCGTAGATTGCTACTTCCTTATCGAATGATTCTTCTACATCTGCTTTTGCAACAATATTTTTCATAGCAGACATTGTTGTTAATGTACTACCTTCCTTGATAACAAGGTTTTGATTTATTGATGCAAAGTTTTTTAACACTTCAATAGTGTGTTCACTTAGTTTCATAATATAACTCCTTTAGTTTTTAATTTCTTTTGTCAATGTTGGTGATTTAAATTCTTCTTGTGTTTCTTTACTATCTCTGATATTAAAGTTAGCAGACATTGTTCTTCGTTCTCCATCACCAAAAAACGGCATAACACAATGTTGTAACCAATTTGGAAATATCATCATAAATCCTTTCTTAGGTTTTATGTATTCCTGTGCATCTAACTTTAATCTATAAACATCATTGATTGTATTCGTTGATGTTATCAAACCTGTAAATCCATCAATACCACCAGCTGCATTATGTAATGTAGGAAACTCTGGTTTTTCTTCAATACACTTTGGTACTTTCAAATACATTATCATAGATAGTCCTGCTGGTGTATGACAACCATGTGCATGTAATGGATTATAATCTCCAGCATAACTATGCACACTCCAAGCTTCAAATGCTTCTGCAATACTACCACGATTATATCCAATTTTATCTGTTAATAAACTAGTTGCACATCTATCTATAACAGTTTTAAAATCTTTTCCTATTTTATCGTCTAAAGGAAAAGTCCATTGAGCAGATTTTTCGTTTTGATTAATCTGTCCAACTAACTGACTTTCATGAGATACATTACTAGGTATAATTACATTATCAATATGATTGTTAATGTCATCAACAAATTCATCTGGAAACTGTACTGCTAATAATTTATAAGCAGGAACAGTTTTTATTTGTGCATGTGAATCAAAAGTTTTATTTTCTTTTTGTTTTGTACTTAAAGAATCTGAAAGGTCTTTTAAACTCACTCTTGTTCGCCTAAAGTTACATTGATGTTTGCAGAAAATGTTCTTCTTTCATCATCTTCTTTTCCAAAGAAAGGCATAACACCATGTCTTAACCAACTAGG